TGAATGTTTGAACAGGCAGTCAATTTCTTTTTGAAGAAACAAATCTTCTTCTGCTTGTTCAATGCTATTCTGCCTATTCTTATCATCCTGTAGCCTAAGCTGTGGTCTGATAGGCTGTCCTAGCTGTCCAACATCTGCATACCGTTGGCTAAACTCTTGAAAAGAGAAGCTACGATGCCTTAGGATCTGTGCTGCTACTGCTCTAGTGGTGTTAATCTCTACCACCATGTTAGCCATCTCAAAAGGGGACCAATGCTTATGCTTGATTAGGTATTTAAGAAGGCGGGGAGCAGTGTCGTGGTTGTTCTGATTGGTGGGGTTAGATACTCGTGCACAGTAAGCTACCAGCTCTTCTGCATCAGGAGTAATGGAAACAAGTTTAACGGTGTGGGTCATACATGATATATATGAGTATACTAGTAGTCTTACTAGTAGTAATGGTAAGAAGAACTAATAGAGAAGATGGTTCACTTCGTTCACCCCATCTTCCATTAGTATAGGTGGAATAGGTAAAAAGAGAGAAGAGAAATGTTTGTCATCCCTCTTCTCCGTTTTGACCGCTGTTTCCACACACGGGGCACCACTCCCGTGTTCTAATGCCTGGTTAGAGCTTAACCCAGGTAGGGACTGAGTTTTTAGCTTTACCTCTTGCTTCTTGTCTTTGGGTGTATGTCATCCCTAAAACCATGTGGTTTGCAGCTGATTGAGGGTCATCCATCCAAGCTTGTTGGAGGTCATTCCACTCTTCCATTTTACGCTTAATCATCTCTTGATTAGCAGAGATTGACATAGCGTCTGTAAAGTATTTAACGCCTTGGGCTAGAGCATCCAATCTGTCGTCGTGTTTAACTGCGCCTTTTTCACGGCACATACGACTCATTTGATAGAAGAGCATATAGAGGAGACGTTCTTCTGGAGGTGCGTCTTTATTTGAGTTATAGTCCCAGTCGATGACAGAGCGATCAACAACAAGGCGATGTTGATTAAGGACAGGCTCAAGGGCATCAATAATGCGGTCTTCTTTTCTGACATTGGCTCGTACTTCTTCTACGTCAATGTTTTGTTTAGTTTGTTGGAGGTGTTTTTTAAAGAGTTCAGCAACAATACCATCACCAAAGTTTGTTTCGATGAGGAGTTTAGTTACTTTAAACTTTCTGCAGCCTCTAAGAATGTCCAAGAGCGTGTTGTCTGAGTATCCGTCTTTGTAAGCACGCATTTGGTGCAGGTACAGGAAACCGTTTCGTTGGGAGATATAAGCTGCTGCTGTCTCATCTGTGCCTCTGCCCGACGGATCAACTGAGCAGATTGTTTCGGAGTAAGGATCCCATCCACCCTGTAGCTGCATTGGAGAGTAGAAATAATCCCCAGGTAATCCAACCGTAGGGAGTTCTTTGATGATGTTTTTAGGGTCTGAGCACCAGATGATGGACTCAGGAGCAGACTCAGGGTTAACGCTAGTGACGATAAGGTCAGCCATTTTAAGGGGGAACTTTTCTGCGTCACTGAGAGTTGTGTCCAGCATGAACTGCAGCATGAAGTTGCTGCGTCCCATTGCTGCTTCACGTTCGATAAGATCATCATCATTAAAACGGTCAGGGTCAGTTACACCCCAAGGTTCGACACCTTGGTCAATGTCGTCTTGGAGTTGGGGAGCAAGAAGCCCTTCATAGTTAGAGAGCTTCTTAGGGTACCTAGCAGGCCAGACAAAGGGTCTGTAGTTACGTTCTGCTAGTTTACGGTAGATGGTAAAGGTTGTCTGTGGAGTACCAAGGTACATAATCCTGCTGGTCTTTTTAGGAGTCAGGATTGATTCTGCTTCTGTGCAGAGCTGTAGAAGTTTTTCTCTCATGAGTTCTGTCATGGAGTTACCAGGAACTTCTACGTCATCCAGAATCATAAGGTCAGCACGGCTACCAGTCAACTGACCAGTAATACCAACAGACTTAACAGAGGGTGCTTGGTGAGGTTTAGCGGGACCCACATCAAAGCTAACACGAGACCAGCGCTGGTCATCAGACTTAGGTTTAAGGTGAGATAGCCAAGTTACCTCAAGGATGAGTCGTTGACAAAAGATTGAGAATGAGTCAGCTCTGTCTTTAGAAGCTGAGATCACCATAATCTTTTGATCTGGGTCTTTGTAAAGAGTCCAAAGAACAAAGGCTGCTGTAATCCAAGACTTACCCACACCACGGAACGCTTGGATCTGCAAACGTTTCGGTCCATGTTGAAGGTAATCTGCAATACAGAGTTGTGCTCTTGTGGGTGCTGGTAGCTTAAGGTGAGCCCAGATAGCGGTAAGAAAATACCTAAAGTCTGATTTAAGTTGTTGTTCAATATTCATAGAAAGCTCTTAGAGGGGTCTAGAAGCGTCTGTAAGGTGCCTTAAAGGTGCCTCTGGTATGGAGACACCTAAAAGGCGTTT